GCCATATATAAACGAGGGGGGTAATTGTTTATATTTGCAACATATGATTGAAATTGTAGCAATTAGCCAGGTCAAAACAAACCCGAATAACCCGAGAACAATTAAAGACGACAAGTTTAAAAAACTAGTTCAGTCAATCAAGGACTTCCCAGAAATGTTGGATTTAAGGCCAATTGTGGTAAACAACGATTTAATGGTGCTTGGCGGAAATATGCGTTTGAAGGCTTGCAAAGAAGCCGGATTAAAAGAAGTTAGAATCATTAAAGCCAGCAACCTAACAGACGAACAACAAAAGGAATTTATAGTTAAAGATAATTTAGGATACGGCGAATGGGACATGGACTCATTGCTGGAGATGTACGATTCTGAAAAACTAGATGCTTGGGGGATGGACATACCGGAAAACATAGAAGAAAAAATTGCAGCTGAGGAAGATGACTATGAAATGCCGGACGAAGTACTAACCGAAATTCAATTGGGCGATTTATTCCAAATTGGGCCGCATCGATTGCTTTGCGGTGACGCTACGAACATGGAGCAAGTTGGTAGACTTATGGGGGGGGAATTGGCCGACATGGTGATGACCGATCCCCCATACAATGTCAACTATGAAGGCGGAACAGGTATGAAAATAATGAACGACCAAATGGACAACTCATCGTTCTATAAATTTTTATTTGATTTTTATTCGACGTTTAACGCGCATACCAAAATGGGCGGCGCGTGGTATGTTTGGCATGCCGATTCTGAAGGTTTAAATTTTAGAAAAGCTTTTATTGATAGCGGGATTATGCTCAAGCAGTGCTTGATATGGGTGAAAAATGCTCTAGTGATGGGCCGGCAGGATTATCAATGGAAACACGAGCCATGCCTCTACGGGTGGAAGCCAGGTGCTGCGCATTATTTTATCGACCAAAGAAACAGAACTACGGTTATTGAAGATTCGATAGACATAAAAAAAATGTCAAAAGACGAAATGCAAAAATTGTTAACAGAAATTTTGGATGAAAAAAACAGCACAACAATCATACATTGTGACAAGCCGTCAAAAAACGACGTGCATCCAACTATGAAGCCAATAATGTTATTGGCTCCGCTTATTGACAATAGTACAAAAACAAACGAGCTAGTGATTGATGGATTTTTGGGTAGTGGATCAACAATGGTTGCATCCCATCAGTTAAAAAGGCGTTGTTATGGCACGGAACTTGATCCAAAATATTGTCAAGTAATATTGGACAGAATGCGTAAATTAGATCCAGACTTGGAAATTAAAAAACTATGAAAGGCAGAATACCAATACCAACCGCAATCAAAGAGGCAAAAGGAACTTTAAGAAAAAGTCGAGTTGTAAAAAACGAGGTGGCGGTTAAATTGGTGAGTAACATCCCAGAGCCACCAGACGATTTAAGCGCAGATGCTAAAAAAACATGGAGAAACGTATGTGAGGAATTAAAATCTAACGGCCTACTAGCCACCGTTGATCTTGAGTTGGTTCAAGCCTATTGCAATGAAATGACGACATACAAAGAGGCTGTGCGTCAAATTAGGAAAACTAACCCCCTGGTAAAAAGCCCAAGCGGGTACCCAATGATTAACCCTTGGCAAACCATAAGAAAACAATCACTAAAATCAGCCATGGACCTAGGTCAATTGTTTGGACTTACACCTGCCGGACGAACTAGAATACCATCCAATCAAACTGGAAATGAGAGCAAATTAAAACAACTTCAAAAACGCAAAGCGATATGAGAAAGAAATCAGAAACCACCGAAGATCTAAGCGCGTATATGGTGCCATCAGGCACCGAGCAACCCGCCCCAAAATTCACCGTCCGAGGCGAACATAACGTTTGGCATGTTTACCGCAACGACGAACAATTAGAGCCGCCATTCAGAAACGAACAACGCGCCAACACCGAGCGCGAACACTATGAACGCAGCCACGCAATACGCAACGAGCGTAAGTAACGGTTCAATTCAGGCGTGCCAGTGGGTTCGATTAGCGTGCGAGCGTTACCTGAACGATTTGAAGGCGTACACGTTCCGCGAAGATTGGGCAGCCCATGCAGTCGAATTTATCGAGGAGCTCGAACAATGGCGCGGAGAATTTGCCGGTAAACGTTTGATGCTCGAGCCATGGCAGAAATTTATAATTTACAACATATTTGGATTTGAGGCGAACGGGCGGCGCAGATTTGGCCGAGCATACGTTGAGGTTCCGCGTAAAAACGGAAAATCTACCTTTGCCGCCTCGATCATGCTGTATGGGTTGGTGGCTGATGACGAAGCAGGCGCCCAGGTATTCAGCGTTGCGACCAAAATGGCCCAGGCGTTAATCGTGTTTGACGAAGCCGCCGCCATGTCGCGAGGTTCCGAGATATTGAGGGGGGAGGTTAAAATTCACGATTCGGTTAACTCGCACCGGATAATTTACGAAGATTCCGTATTTCGCCCGATTGAATGGGGGCCAACAACCAACGACGGATTGAATACCCACATGGCCACGATTGACGAATATCACGCCCATAAAACAGACGAGATGTACAACGTAATCATGAACAGCATGGGGGCACGTCGGCAACCGTTTTTATTTACTATCACTACGGCAGGATTTAACAAAGAGAGTCCGTGTTATAAGCACCGAACCCACTGCACAAACGTGTTGAAGGGGCTCGTTGATGACCCGACGCTGTTCTCAATAATTTACACCCTGGACGAAACAGATGATTGGACCGACCCTAAATTGTGGCGGAAGGCAAACCCGAACCTGGGCGTGTCGGTCCAGGATAAATACCTGGTTGATCGATTGATTGAAGCGAAGGAAAGCAACGACAAGGAGGTCGAGTTTAAAACGAAATTGTTAAACGTTTGGACCGATTCGGCAGTTACCTGGATAAACGACCGCGATTGGATGCAGTGTGCAGGATTGAAGGAGCGCGAATTGGAGGGCATGGATTGTTATGCCGGGTTAGACTTGGCAAGCACTCGAGATTTTTGTGCGTTGAGTTTGTTTTTTCCTGAGCGGGACGCGTTGTTGTTTTATTGCTGGTTGCCGGAAGATGCCATCACGAAACGACGCGATCAAGTTGGGCAGGCATACCGACAGTGGGTTTCCGATGGTGATATTTTGGTTACGGAAGGAAACGTGACGGATTACCGAGCCATCCGCGAAAAGGTCCGACAGCTCAGGGAACGGTTCAACATTTTGGAGTTTGCGTACGATAAATTCAACTCCTCACAGTTGGTTATTGAGCTTACCGAGGACGGGCTCGAAATGTACCCGTACCGCCAGGGCATGCTATCAATGACGGCACCGAGTAAAGAGATGGAGCGTTTGGTATTGAACCGTCGCTTGATCCATACTGGGCAGCCGGTATTGCGTTGGATGATCGGCAACGTAATGATGAAAAAAGACGAGAACGACAACGTGAAGCCCGACAAGAAAAAAAGCGGGGATAAAATAGACGGGGCGGTTAGCTCAATAATGGCAATCGGAGCGGCGATGGAGAACAAAGCCAAAGAGCGCGACGACGACGAGTTGTGGTTTGTACCATTGTAAAAAGTTAAAAGATGATAAAAGACGCAAATTTAACCTACACGGACGATTTTATGCGGGAGTATTACATCCAGTTGCCGAAATCATCCGCCGTCGGCGGTAGTTACGAACACGCCTACGCAGCCATCGAGGAACGACACCTTGCGGTGTTTGGCCGTAAAAAATATAAAAATTATGGGGTGTTTCGTTCCGCGCTCAGCAAGTGGGCAAAAATTAACCGTGATTAATCCACGCTCGGTTATTTGTTGCATTCGTTTCTTTGCAGGTTGTTAAATTCGCCTCGATGCAGTTGGCCAACATATTCAAACGCGAGAAGCGAGAGCAGCAATTCGGGGCGATGCCGTTTATCGGTGACGTAATCGGGTCGTTCTATTCTTTGCTGGGCCGTTACACCCGATCAGGACAAACAGTTACGAGCAACACGGCGTTAAGTATTGCCAGCGTGCACCGTTCCATCGAAGTTATTGCAAACGGAATCGCCACGATGAATTTAAATATTTATCGCGAGACGTCGAACGGAAAGGAAAAAATCACACGAACAGCGTTGAACCGCTTGTTAAAAACACCGAACGCGTATCAGACCAGTTTTGATTTTTGGACGTATGTCATGGCCCAACTTAAAATGCGGGGCAATTCATACGCCATAATCAAACGGGATAATAATTTTGTGCCGGTTGAATTGCACCCGGTTATGTCGAGTTTTGTCCGCCCGTATTTATCCGACGGGATGTTGTTTTACCAAATCGAGGACCCGATCTATAAAGGTATTTATTCATCCTATGAG